CAGGTGCAGGGGCTAACCGAGTTCCGCAAGGCCATGGAGACCTTGACGCGGGACGAGACGCACCGCGTGCTGAAGAAGGTGCTGCGCAAGATCGGTGCACCCTACGCCGCCGAGGTGCAGCAGCAGTACTACACCCGCACGGGCAAGCACGACAACGAGACCATGGAGCAGGCTCTCCAGCACCGCTGGTGGAACAAGGCAACCCGCCGCGGCCTGCCCGTCCGTTTCAGCCGCATGAAGACCTTGCGGAACCTGCTGAAGTACGGGCTTACCGTCCGCGGGCTGCGTCGATCCAGCGGCGTGGTGCTGCGACTGAAGATCAGCGGCAACGCGGTGCACCTGATGGAAAAGGGCCGCAAGCGCGGCAGCCGCACCTACCGCGGCTGGATGGATGGCGTGAACACGCTCAAGCGGTTCGCCGCGTCGGCCCAGGCCCAGCTCGACCAGATGCTGCCGGGTGAGATGCAGAAGGCGATCGCCAAGGCCGCAGCGGCCGCGGGGGTCAAGCAGTGAGCGCCACTATCGCTGCTGTCGTGCGTGATGCCCTGCTCTCGACCGCGGGCGTGACCAACCTTGTCGGTGCCCCGAACGTGGCCCGGATCTTCGTGTCGTACCGCGACATCACGGGTTACCCGTGCATCGTGCTCACCTACAACGACAACGCCGACGTGAGCCCGGCCATCGACCGCAGCGACCGGCTCCGCAAGTTGGCGGTGGACATTGATTGCATCGCCACCACGGCCAAGGGCAGCCTGGCGTTGGCCGAGGCGGTTCGTCTGGGACTCCACGGGGCTGCAGGTACCAGCCGCAGCACGACCGTCATGGAGATCCGCGTCAGCCGCGAGACCACAACGTACGACGTGGGAGCCGAGGGCGACGAGGGCGGCTACCACATCACCAGCGTGGGCGTCGATGCGTACTACCGCAGCGCCGCCGTGACACCTTCGACCATCTACCAGGGCGGGGTGAATCCAAGCCCGCCATCACCATAAGGAGCAGACCATGCCAGCCATTGCATCGTGGGGAACCACACTCAAGATTGGAGCAGCAGGCGCCGGGTGCACGTACACCGGCACCCCCTCCACCCTCATCGGAAATGTCCTCAGCCTCAACGTCGATGGCATCGCCCTGACGATGATTGACGTGACCACCCTCTCGGACCGCTTCCGCAAGTTCGTGGGCGGCCTGGTGGACTCGGGCACCCTGAGCCTCGAAGTCAATCTGGACACCGACACGGGTAGCAACCAGACAACCTTCATTGACGATCTGGACGCCAGCCTGACCGGCGCCAACACCTGCCGCTCGTTCCTGCTGGAGTTCGGTGAGGCGACCAACAACAAGGGCACCACGGTCCAGTGCGCCGGTTACGTGACGCAGTTCAGCGCACGCGCCGGGCTCGACGCGTCGGTGACCGCCAGCTTCACGATCAAGCTCAACGGGTCCGTGGCGATCGCGGACGTGGCCTAATGAGCGTCAAGGACCAGCTTCTGGCCCTTCGGGCGACCATCCCTTCGGAGATGGTCAACGTGCCGGGCGTCGGCGAGGTCGAGATTCGTGGCCTCACCGCCGCCGGGCGCGACGAATGGGAACAGCGGATCGTGTCGGCCAAGAGCCGGACGGTGCGCAACATCCGGGCCAGCCTCGTGGCGTTGTGCGTCTACGCGGATGGCAAGCCCGTATTCGGGTCCGCTGACATCGACTCGATCGGCGAGATGCCAGCCCAGGTGGTGGACCGCCTGTACGGCGTCGCCACCCGCCTGAGCGGGCTCGGCGTCAAGGACCAGGAGGAGCTGGAGGGAAACTCCGAGAGCGCCCGCTGAGACAGTTCCTGTTTCGGCTGGCGCTGGCGTTGGGACGGACGGTCGCGGAATTGGAGGCGACGATGAGCAGTCGGGAACTGACCGAGTGGATGGCGTTCGAGCAGATCGACGGACCCGTGGGTTCCCAGCGTGAGGACCTGCGGGCTGGGGTCGTGGCTGCGACCATCGCCAACTGCCACCGGAGCAAGGGGCCCGCGTTCAAGCCGACAGATTTCATGCCTTACTACGAGCGGCCTCGAACTGATCCCGACGCGGCCCTGGCCGCGCTGCGTGCTGCCATCGGCAGGAAGGGAGCGAAGTAATGGCGACCGTGGGCAACATCAAGGCAAAGATGGTCCTGGAGACCGCCGAGTACATGGCGGCGGCGGACAAGGTTGTGGGCAAGGCCAAGTCGATGGGGTCGCAGTTGGGCCGCGAATTGCAGAAGGCCGGGCAGCAATACGCCAACTCGATCAAGAGTACGGCAATGGCCGCGGTCGGCATCACGAGCGTTTCGAGGATTCTGGGCGATGTTGGAGACCAACTCAACAAGTTGGACTATCGCAACGTGACGGGCATGGCCGACGCCTTTGCGAAGGCCGAGATCAGCGTATCCAGCCTCATCAAGAAGTTGCCGGTAATGGGCGACCTGTTCTCGTTTGGCGAGGGCCTCGGCATGGCGCTGAACATCGGCGGCGTGCAAGATGAGGCGAACGCTCAGCGCAGCGCGGATGAGCGAAACGCGGTGCTTCGTGAGGCCGGGAAGGCGCAGGCCTTGAAGGAGCAGGCGGCGGCTCAAGAGAAGATCAAGGCGGCCGAAGCCGAGCGTCTTCGCATAGCCCGTGAGCGGCAGGCAAACGAAGACTTGTTTGAGGGCATGATGCGGCAGCAGCGGGATGCATTGCTATTCATTCAAGGCGGCGAAGAGGAAGTGCTGTTTGCCCGCATCAACCGCCTAGTGGCCGAGAAGAAGTTGACCGCCGTGCAAGAAGACCAGCTGAGGGCCCAGTTCAAGAAGGTCGAGGCAGCAAAGGAAGAGAAGCGACTGCGAGAGCAGGCCATCGCGGATGCTGAAACAGCACGGCGAATTGCCGAAGAAACCGCGGCCGCCGAGGCCCGGGCTGCAGAAGAGGCGGCTAGGCGATTGCAGGAAGAGGCCGCCGCCGCCGCCCAGCGCTCCATGGAGTTCAGCAATGTCGAGAGCCTGAGCACCGCGATCGGCGGGGTCAAGGTCGCCGGGATGACCAGCAACAGCATCGAGCGTCTGGTCCCGACGCAAGAGATGATCAAGAACTACAGCGAGCAGATCGCTCGCAACACCCAGCGCATGGCTGGAGCGGGGGCACCCTAATGGCCGTCCAGATCGCACAGAAGCCCAACGGCGTCAGCATCGGGTTCGACCGAGGCAAGTGGTCTGGCACATCGGCCTACGTGATCACCGACGATGCGGGTGCCAGGATCAACAGCAGCGACATCCTGGGCACGGGCACGGTGGCCGCCAAGTTGGGCCCAACCGAGTTCGGCGGGTCCAGCGGTGCCCTGACGGATCTGGGCTCGTACTGGTCGAGCCGCCTGCGTCAGGTGTCGATGGATCTGCGTCAGGTGGACGATGGCGGCTACGTGTGGGAGGCCATCGTCGGGTTTGATTCTGGGGTCGGCAGCGGCATCACGGTCGGCACGCCGGTCGATCAGAAGAACGAGGGGCAGGACGGGTTTGTGGCGATCGAATACTCGTTGAGCGGTGAGCCGGTGGACATTTGGCGCACGGGCGCCACGATGCCGACGGGCGGCGACATCGACAACCCGACGGACACGGACATCGGCGGCACCAAGGTGGACTCCGGCGGCGAGCCGATCAGCACCTTCGTCAACATTGCACGCGTGACGGTTCGCAACGTGGTGATCGGCAGGCCCACGCCGCCGCTCAGCCAGGTCAACACACGCAACAATGCCAACTTCGCAATCGGCCCCTACACGTTCCCGGCCAAGACTCTGCTGTTCACGGGCGTCACGATCAGCCGCGTCGGCGTCGGCACATACGAGACCGTGTACTCGTTCGCCTACGACGCGGACTTCCACCTGCGGCAGATCGCAACACGCGACCCCGCCACGGGCGGCGTCCGACTCGGGGCCAAGGCCGACACCTGCACCGGCACGCCGACAAGTGCTGACGCCGGGTTCGCCCTGTGCGTGTACCTGCGGCAGCCCTTCCCTTCCACGTCCGCATTCAGCAGCCTCGGCATCGTGACATGAGAGTCAACGGCAGCACCAAGATGCACATCGGCCCGTGGTCACCGAACCAGGTGCGGACCATCGCGGATGCTGTCAACTCGTACAACGCCGAGCGCCGCGTCGCCATCCCGCACAAGGTCAAGGTGCCCGTGCTCATCATGGCCCGCATCACGGGCTCGCACGCCATCAGCGGCAAGACCGCCACAGTCGGCGGCGTCGCCAGCACCCCCATCGCGTGGCTGTACGACTGGGAGGAGACCTTCATCGACGGCAGCGGCGTCTACCAGAACGCCAAGACCCAACGCCGCAAGAGCAGCCTGAGCAGCAGCACGCTGGGGCGTGCGTACAACGGGTGCGAGGGACCGCAGATCATCGCGTCTAGCCCGACCGTGCTGGGACCAGGCATCACCATCGCCAACATCCCAGCGGGCTTCACGATCAAGCCCATCGAGGATGACACGGTGGTTCTCATGTACGCGCTGGCCCGCGACAACGGACAGCCGCTGTTTTTCTTCTCTTGCCCCAACGCCATCGACGGTGCTTGCCCCGCAGGACTGGTGGGCGAAGAGCCTGGGGGAGGGTGAATCATGACGCCTCTTGGACCACGTCACCAAACCAACCCGCAGCTGGCGTTCGCCATCAGCCTCATGCAACTCTTCGTGCTGGTGGTGGGCGTCGCCGGCGTGTTCGTCACGCTCGGCCGCAAGGACGCGATCCTGGAGCGGCAGGACCGGGATATCTCGGAACTGCGTGGCATCGCTCAGGATCTGGTCAAGGCCCAGGTGCTGGGTGCGGCCAACGACCAGCGCCACCACGAGGCCCTGCAGGCGGTCGGCGTTCGGCTGGACCGGCTGGAGGCCCGCCGGTGAGGGTGCTGCTCTTCCTGATCCTGCTGGCGTTCTCGGCCTGCTCGTCGGCCCGGGCCATCAGCGTGTCGGCATCCCAGATCCACACCCGGGCTGGCGAGATCCGCCGCCTGGCTGGTGACCTGACGCCCGAGAACGTGGCAAGCGTCGCACCGCAAATCGACGCAGAGGCTGCGGCGATTCAGGACTCCGTGGGCGTGATTCACCGCGAGGTGACCGGCGTGAAGGATGCGACGCCCTGGTGGGCGACTCTGCTGCAGGTCGGGCTGTGGGCCGTGATCGTGGTGGCCGTGATGGTGCTGCTGTGGCAGACCGGGATCGGTCAGGCGATGCGTGCCGCGGTCGGCCTGATCCCGCGCCGCACGAAGGCCGAGGCGCAGATGGCCGCCGCGGTGCTCGATCCGACGCAAAAGGAATCTGTACGTGAGTGGGTCGCTGCCCGGCGTGCCAGCGATCCGCTCTTCTCTGCCGCGTTTGCCGCCGAACAGGAGTCACACCATGCACCTTCTCGCTGACGCCTCATCGTTCCTCGGTTCCGTCTGGTTCGCTGGCATGCTCTGCCTGGCGGGCTACATCGCTGGCAACCTGCTGCCGGTCAGCCGCCTGACGAACTACTTCAAGTGAGCAGTCTGCTCCAGGCGGCGTGCTGCTGCAATCAGTGCATCAACTGTGCATGCTTGCCCAGTTCGGTCACGATTGACTGTCCGTCGTTTGTGGCAACGTTGGTTGGTGATACCTGCAGCAGCTGCGGCGGTGGTGGCAGTGGCGACCCGACAATCGCTGCCGCCACGGTCACGGCCTATCTGTGCTGTTCCAACACAAACTACGCGTGGTACCGGGCCAACCCGATCAAGGTCGAGGATGTCTCGTGGTGCTGCAGCGGCGTTTGCACGGACTTTGACATCTGGGTTTTGTACTACGTGTATGCGTCGTGCACGGACGAGGGCAGCGGCCCCGTCTTCAACGGGTGGTACGTCGGGGCAGAGATCGTGATAGCCCAAGAGGACCCGTGCGACCAGTGCGCCACCGTGACGCCGCGTGACATTGCTGCTTCGCCCTGTGCCGGGTCTGCCGAGTTCACCAACGAGCCGATAGAGTCGTGGTTCACGTGCACCAGCACGTGCACCAATCCGGGTTGTGTGGTAACCCGGGCGTCGGTGCTCAACACGACTGGCGGCAGTGACTCGTGCGATCCAACCGGAACGTATGCGGCCGAGTATTCGGGCAGCAGCATCGGCAACATCGTGGTCTCGTGATCGAGTGCGACCACTGGTCACCGTGCACGGTCA